CAGAAAGGCAGGAGGCAAAATCACGATGCCTGTAATGAGAAGAGGTCAGGACCTCATGAGAACTGTTGGAGATATTGTCGTGCAATATCGAAAGGTGCTAAAGGAATTTCCAGAATACAAAGGCCGGATATATGTCAATATTGATGATACTGGCCTTGGAGGTGGAGTTACCGACCGACTGAGAGAGGTAAAGAAAGAAGAAAGGCTCCATCGATTATTTATTGTTCCCATAAATGCAGCCGAAAAGATTGATGATGATAAGGATGCAGCAGAGCATTACAATAATCTAACAACCCATATGTGGGCAGTAGTAAAAGAATTATTAGAAAACCAGGAGATATTGATGGTTAGTGATAATGATCTGGTAGCTCAATTATCCTCTCGAAAATATCACCTTGCGAGCAATGGAAAATTGGAGTTGGAGAGTAAAAAGGAAATGAAGAAAAGGGGCTTGGATTCACCTGACCGGGCAGATGCCGTTGCACTGGCCTGCTATGGAGGAAAAATCAAGAAATATGTTGGAAGTGCTCCAGTTGAAGAAACAACATCGTCTCTTGACAAATCAAGTTACTGGAAAAGAAATGGAGGTTCTAATGTTTGAGAAAAAAGGGAGTTATGTAAACAGAGGTAATAAGCAAATTCAGGAGGGTAATACTCCGCTAGCTTGGCAAACAGTTATTGAAGGCTTAAATTACTATCAGGGCAAGGCGCTTAAAGCGTTTAATCCGTACCCCGTAGCGGATGCGGCACTCGTGGTTGTAGCACTGCGAAGTTTTGCAGATTCAATTGAAAAAGCAAACCCGACATGCGAACCACTTGTTCAAGACTTGCAGAACAGATTAAAAGCACCGGATATTACACATACAGAGAAATTCCATAAAACAAAATAAAATCTTATGAAAGGAAATTGAGTTATCATGGCATACGCGAAAGAATTAGGCCGGATCGGCCAAAAACGCTATGGTGGAACATTTTATGAAGAGTTCCTGAAAGAGCTTAGGGGCAAAAAGGGAATTGAAACCTATCGTGAAATGGCGGAGAATGATGATACCATTGGTGCCATTCTTTTTGCGGTTGAAATGCTTATCCGGCAGGCAAAATGGTCAGTGGAGCCGGCAGGTGATACTCCAAAGGATAAGGAAGCTGCTGAATTTATTAGACAGTGCATGGATGATATGCAGGATACATGGACAGATACTATATCCGAAATCTTATCATTCTTGACATACGGATGGAGTTATCACGAGATAGTCTATAAGCGGCGTATGGGTAAAAGTAAAAATCCTAAGACAAATAGCAAATATACAGATGGATTGATTGGATGGCGTAAGTTACCGATTCGAGCACAGGAGACTCTGTATGAATGGGAATATGACGATGAAGATAACCTTACAGGCATGACACAAATGCCACCGCCTACATATCGTTTATATACAATCCCTTTTGAAAAGGCGATGTTATTCCGAACGAAGAGCCGGAAAGGAAATCCGGAAGGAAGAAGTATACTTAGAAATGCCTACAGAAGTTGGTATTTCAAGCGCCGGATACAAGAGATTGAAGGAATTGGTATTGAAAGGGATTTAGCAGGTCTTCCGGTAATGACTGCTCCTGAAAAACTAGATATCTGGGATGCTGACGATCCAGAAATGGTGAAAATTAGAACCGGGATGGAAGGTATGGTCCGTAAAATCAGGAGGGATGAATCGGAGGGAGTAGTTCTACCCAATGGATATGAGTTTAAATTGCTGAGTACAGGCGGAAGTAGACAATTCGATACCAATGCCATCATCGAAAGATATGATACACGAATTGCTATGACGGTCTTGGCAGATTTTATTTTGCTGGGACATCAGCAGGTTGGCAGCTTTGCTCTTAGCTCGGATAAGACAGAGCTATTTGCCATGGCAATAGGGGCCTATTTGGACATTATTTGTGAGACTTTCAATGGCCACGGCATCCCATCGCTGATTGACATCAATGGAGATCATTTTGACGGAATTACAGATTATCCCACATTGGAGCACGGAGATATTGAAAATCCAGATATTGAGAAGCTGGCTACCTTTATAGAGAAAATGACTGGTATTGGGATCCTTATACCGGATGAAGGTTTGGAGGATTATATCAGAGCTGCAGCTGATCTACCGGAGAGAAAATCAGATTTTAGAGAAGTTTCAGAAATTAGAAGGCAGCAGGCTAATAAGCCGAATCCACCAGAACCGCAAGTAGAGCCTGGTAAAGAAAATGGAGAAGGGAAAACCGAATTGTCAGAAGAAGAGATTCAGAATGCACGAAAACGTCTTGGAAGGAGTAGATGATATGGCTTTCATTTTCAAATATCCAATTAGAAAAAAGCGTAAAAAGACCAAGGCGAGCAAAGAAGTGCTAAATAGGCTCAATCGCTATTTAGCAGAAAGCATTGAAGAACCAGTTGAAATGTTGGCTAGATTTTGGAATGACCAGCAGGATGCGATTACTTATCAGGAGATACGTGAAGCAATCTTAAATGGGTATATAAGCGAAGAAACATTGGAATTGTGGATACAAGACTATTCAATGTTAGTTATGACTGGGATGAATTTACTTTGGAATAATGCCATGGCGGCCGGAGCTGTCAGCCAGCCAGTTATGGATAAAATTGCCACGGAATTTGTTTTTGAATTAAATATGCCTTCTGTCAAAAGTTGGATTAGCGAACGTGGGGCGCAATTCGTCACGTCTGTCACGGTGGAGCAGAAAAAAGCAATAAAATTTCTACTCGGGGAACATACAAAAGGGACCTATACCGTAGATGAATTGTCCAGAGTCATACGCCCCTGTATAGGACTTACAAAGCAGCAATCAGAGGCAAATTTGAGGTATTACAACAGCGTTAAGGCAAAACTCAAAACAGATCATCCCAAGATGAAAACAGAGAGCATACAGAGGAAGGCAAGAGAAGCGTCCATTAAGTATGCTGAAAAGCAGCATAGGTATAGAGCATATACGATAGCGCAAACGGAAATGGCTTTTGCCTACAACAAAGGTGCTGACGAAGGAGTAAGGCAGGCGCAAGAACAGAATTTGCTTGGTGTGATGGAGAAACGATGGAGTACATCTGGTGATGGCAATGTGTGCGATATTTGCAGAGGCTTAGAAGGTATACAGATAGATATGGATGAAGATTTTGATTTTAAAGGAAAGCTTCTCTATGCAGGTCAGAAACGAACACCGCCGGCACATCCTCGTTGTGCTTGTGCTATTCTATATGTCGAAGTTTCGCCACCAGTGTTCACATAGTTATGATGGAGTTATAGAGTGGAAAGAGGTGATAGGTTGAAATCGTTTAGTGATTTGGTGGAAGGTGTAACAAAAGTAGGGAATCCTGTTATCAAAAGCAGGGAAAACGTAACGGATGATAATGCAATCAAGGGTAAGTTTAAAATCCATAAATCGGATGATGATAAGATGCTAGCCTTTGGATGGGCCAATGTTGCCATAACTGCCGGCGGTGAGCAGATTACGGATTATCAAGATGACATTGTAGACCCAGAGGTACTGGAAGAGGCCGCGTACAAATTTGTGGAATTCTACCGTGAGGGCGGAGAGATGCACGAAAGAGGAGACTGTGCCATCCTGATTGAAAGCGTTATGTTCACCAAGGAGAAAATGGCGGCTATGGGTATACCGGAAGCAACATTGCCGGAAGGCTGGTGGATTGGATTTAGAGTGACAGAACCGGATGTTTGGGAGAAAGTGAAGTCCGGAGAATATCCGATGTTCTCCATAGAGGGAGAGGCACAGAGAGAAGAGGTGGAGGTACAATAATGGAGAATGTTATAGAGACTAGGGAATACGGCGAACTTACCTTTGGAATGGCTTTGGAACTTGCTAAAAAAGGTAAGAAAATAGCAAGGATTGGATGGCTACCATGGCAATTTGTCGTTTATCAAAAGGGTTATCCGAATGGAATTCCTTGTAATAAGCAAACAGCGGAAGCATGGGGTATGGAAGATGGAGATTTGTTTAAATGCGCCCCTTATCTGCAAATGCAATATAAAGAAGATGATGGTAATTCTCATGTTATGTGGACACCATCTACATTGGATGTTTTAGCAGAGGATTGGAAAACAATTGAATAATAATTCAAAAGGCATCTGGAAGGATGTCTTTTTGTTTTATAAATTAAATCAGAAAGGAGGAGACGGAAGGATGGCCTCAAAGTTAAAGGAATTGGAAATTACAAAGGTTGACTTTGTAGATAACGGCGCAAACCCAAACGCACACATTAAGCTGTTCAAAAATAAAAATGGTGAGCTCGGAACAGCGCAGGAGGTTCCTACGGAATCAGGTGAACCGAAACAGAATGGAATGTTTAAACGTTTCATTTCCGTCATTGGTAAAGCTGTGGGTCTTAAACCCGAGGAGATAGATGCAACTATCGAAGAGATTGCCAAAGGAAATGAAGCTGAGACATTCGGCGAAAAGATGTACGAGGTGAAACGAAGGAAAATCGTAGATGAAATGTGGGATTTGTGCTATGCCCTGCAATCATCTCTTTGCTCAATCATTTGCGATGATGAAGCAGGGGACAATACGTTGAACCTGATGAAGACCAGCTTGGATGAATTTACCACTGTTATGAATGGAGCCATTGAGCAGTGGTCAGAGGGCAAGGAAAGCAATGTAATCAAGAAATCGTCTGAACCAGTAGACCCGGCTGAATTGGAGTATATGAAATCGTATAGAGATCATATAGACACCATGATTGCCAAAGCAGAAAAAGATAAGGGCAATGGTACCCGGAAAGAGATTGAGAAATTGAAAGGAGAAAAAGAAGAAATGAAAATCGACAAGAGCAAATTGACACCTGCCGAAAGAGCCTTTTTAGAGGACATCGAAAAAAGGTGCGGTGATGGAACCAGTACAGAGGTAACACCGCAAGAGGATCCGGTAGCAAAGAACATTCAGACACCAGGCCAAGCAACAGAGCCGGCCGTGGCGGCATCTGAACCGGAAGATATCTACAAAGGCTTACATCCTGCAGTGAAGGCTGAATTAGAAGCATTAACTAAACGAGCTGCGGCAGCAGAGGAAAAGGAACTTGCAGACATTGCTAAAAAGTATGAAATCATTGGAAAGAAGCCAGAGGAACTGGTGCCGGTATTAAAGAGTTTGAAGACGTCCAGTGTTGATGCATACGACAACATGATCGCTATTTTGGATGCTTCGGTGGAAGCTGTAAATAAATCCAGCATGTTTGGCGAAGTCGGCAAGAGTGGTGGCTATAGTAATGCGGAATCAGACGCATGGTCCAAGATCGAGAAGAAAGCTGATGAAATCATGCAGGCTAATCCTGCAATGAACAGAAGCGTTGCAATTGATACGGTTTGCCAGCAAAATCCACAGCTGGTACGTGAATACGAGAGTGAAGAATAGGAGGGATCAAGATGCCAACATATTTAGGAACAATAATTAACGAAAGCCCAACCATCACATTAGTGGCAGGAGCTGATATTGAAAAGGCTCAGGGTAAAGCGGTTATGATTAGTGGTGGAAAAGCAGTGGCCGCTACCGCTGGTGCAAATGCCATAGGTTTTATTCCACTGTCAGAGGAGGCAACAATCAAAAAAGATGCCGATGTTACCATACAGGTAAAAGACATTGGCGCATGGGTTGCCGGTGGAGCAATCGCCGTTGGGGATGAACTAACATCGAATGCTGATGGCTTTGCAGTAAAAGCAGCCGCTACTAACTTTATCACAGCAGTAGCGTTAACTGCTGCGGAGGATTCGGGAACTATTATCAGAGCACAGATCGTGAAGGCTGGCTATAAACCGGCATAAGAAGGAGGGAAACCAGAATGGGAAACAGACAGGTAACAAGTAATGGTGACATACAAGCCAGAATTGCAAAGGGTTGGAAGCCTAACCAATATCTTAGTAACATGAGCATGGCGTATTTTGCAAATCCGGCAGACTGGGTAGCAACAAAAGTCTTCCCGATTTGCCCCGTAAGCATGAGTACTAGTTACTATTACACGTTTTTAAAGGGTGATCTTGCAAGAGATAACGTCCAGAGAAAGCCTGCGTACGGTAAGGTTAATCCAGCGGTAATGGGACACACAGACAACACCTATAAGTGTGTTGTAGATCAGATTATTGTCGGCATTGACCAGATCGGAACTTTGGATTTCCAGAGAGGAAATTCACCGGCATCTATCGACCCCAGACGTTCCAAGATTCGCTTTACAGCAGAGCAGATGAATCTTCATCTTGACGTACAATTTGCAAAAAATTATTTTGGCAAGGGCGTTTGGAAAAATCAGTTGGAAGGTATCTCAAGCGGTACCCCCGGTGCCAACCAGTTCTTGAAATTTAGTGATGCAAACTTTGATCCGGTAAAGTTCTTTAATGCACGGCGCAGAGATATTAAGCTAAGCGGGCGCCGAGAACCAAACAAGCTGGCCTTGGGATATGATTCGTACATTGCATTGACGGAGCATCCGGACATCCTGGAAAGGGTGAAGTATACCGGCTCTTCGGCTAATCCGGCAATCGTAACTAAGTCGGTATTGGCACAAGTTTTGCAGATTGATGAAATTTGCGTATTAGAGAGCACATACAACGTAGCAGCACCTGGCCAGGCTGATGATATGCAATTTATCTGTGACAGCAAAGGTGCTTTGTTGTGCTATGCAACGCCAACACCAGCAATTGATGAACCCTCTGCCGGCTATATTTTTACTTGGGATAT